TACAGGCGCTAGATATAGCAGAGCAGCAAGGAGATCAGGCTGCTGTAAACAAACTTGTTGCCTATATACGTATCCTACAAGAAGACGAAAACCTTTCTAGACGCACCACAGCGCGTAGAGAAACAGGCGTGCTCGAAGATATCACCTCTGGATTCGGCGCAGGGGTAGTTGGTGTTGGGGAAATGGCTGCACTCGGTGCTGCTGCCGCTCTAGAAGAAGAAACTGAGCTTGCTGCACGCGAAAGAATAAAATCTGCTGCTGACTACCTACGCCCCGAGGGTGGTGACCCCGAATCAATTAGCTACAAAGTAAGTTCTGCACTTGGCTCTATAGCAGGCCTTGCTGCTGTGCCAATTGGCGCTGCCGTTGCTGGTGCCCCCGGCGTAGCCGCTGCTGGTCTAGGTGCATTAGCCGCTGCTGGTGCCGGTGCTGGTGAAGCAAGTGAGCGAGCAAGAGAGGCTGACGCTAGCGAAGAAGATCGTGGGGCTGCTACTGGTAGAGGTGTGCTTATTGGTCTGCTTGATGTAATACCTGTAGCACGGGTCATCAAGTATGCAGATATACCTAAGCTAAATAAGCTAACTGAAGCATTTGAACCTACCAGCGTCACAACAAAGCTAGGACGTTCGGGAACAAGGACTGTAGAAACTGGCGCAGAGCAGATCAATAGAATAGGGCAGCGCATTGTCAACGCTGCTAAAACAGGTGGGCTAGAAGCCGCACAAGAAGCCGCGTCAGGCATACTCCAGAACGTCAACCAGCAACAGTATGATGCGTTAGCCGAAACCTTTGCGGGGGTAGGTGAAGAAGCGGCCCTTGGTGGTACTGCGGGTGCTATTTTGCAGGGGCTTGTAGATTTGTTTGTACCTAGAGGTAGGCGTGGCCCGACTATAGGGGACACCGCAGGTGATACTGCGTTACCTGCCATACCCGAAGGTGCTCCAGCACAAACTCAAGGTGAGTTGTTTGACGCTGAAGTAATGACAGGTCAAGAAGAGTTAAGAACAGCAGAACAAATACAAGCTAAGTTACTTGCTGGGTTTGGTAATAAAGATTTTGCTGAGTTGACTGACCAAGAACAGCAACAAGTAGAAACTAGAATACGGCAGCTATCGGACAGAGAGTTCCGAATTTTTGATAAAGTTATACAATCTCCTCCTCCTACGCCTCGTGCCCCTCAACAGTCATTACCGGGGCTAGAGCCAGAAGAAACGGGGGCAGACATAGGCCCACGTCAAGGTCGTCCTAGAGGTCTACCTGCACCAGAAGGCGAGACAATTGCTGGAGAAACCATAGCTGTTACACCAGAAGGCGAAGCTCTACGTACAAGAGAAGAGCAGCTAGCACGAGATAAACGTGATGCTGAAGAGCGTGCGGAAGAAGACGCTGTACGTGCTGACACCCCTAGTGAAGAAGTATTAAGCACAGCGGCTAGACGCCAAAGAGAAGCAGCAGAACCCGCTCTAGATCGTGGGCAAACTGATATGTTTCCTGCTGAACTGGACATTGCAGAACGCCAAGCACGCAACGCTCCTGAGTATTCCGAAATTAGAGCCAAGGTATTTGGTAGGTTAAAGAAGCCATACAAAGAGCTTACAGCCAAGCAACGTCAAGAAGTTGACAAAAAAGTAGCGGCACTACCGTTAGCCGAGCAGCGTGTATTGGAATCCGAGGTTGGTGTTGTACAGCCCCCGGAACCCGGTGAAACGAAAGTAGCAACACCTAAGTTCTTAGACAGTTTGAACATACCTGCGGCGGATAGAAAAGCGTTTGAAGGTAAGCCTATTGACTACGTTGCACTGCGGAAGTACGCAAATAAGCCAAACACTTCCGGCATAGCTAAAGCAGCTATACAAAGATTCTTTGCAGATACGCCAAAAGCGCAGCTTGAGCTAGTGCAACCCAAGGGACTAAAGCCAAAACCAAGAGGTGCTGTAGCTCGTGCTAGAGCCAACCCCTTAAAAACAGCTACCCGCAGGGTAGAGAGAGCAGAGAAGAAGTTACAGGAAGCTAAAGACGCGATAACTAAAAGGGGTAGACGTACGCAAACTCTGGCTCGTGCAGAAAAAGCAGCGGAGAGAAAGCTACAAGAAGCTAAAGACAAATTATCAGTAGCGCGACAGAAAGAGAACGAGAAGCTAGCCGACACACAGCCTGTGGCTACTACAAAGAAAGCTAAAGCAAAGGCTGCGGAAGAGGCAAAGTTACAGCGCGAAGCTGATAAAGCTATGGGGGCAACGACCACAGGTAAAACCAAGCCACCCTCTAGCAAGCCAGTAAAGGTGGAAGAAGTAGTAGCTGCGGAGCAGCCGCTCAAAGGTAAAGATCGCCAAGACGAGATAGACGCTCGTGTCGAGTTAGGTGCAACACGCGAAGAAGCTAGAGAAAGCGTTGATGCAGAAAACCAAGCAATCATCGAAGCTAATAAGAAAGACCCAGACTCGGGTAGGCAAGAGGCATTTCTAGACTCCAAGACCGAACAAGATAACTACCCGCCCGACCTACGTGGAACAAACATCTTTGCTGCGTTTGCGCCAAGTAAGGACGCAGCCTCCATCGACGTGCCCTTAGAAGGTGCGGTGCTAGAAGCGTTGCGTGCAGGTGACTTGCGTAAGGCGTTATTAGGTATAGCTAGAACAACAAAGAGCCGCCAAGTAAGACGCATCGCTACCAAATTATCCAAACTGGTAGGCGACACAACAGTAGGTATCGTTGGGGTAAGGGCGTATAAAGGCACTGACTCTGTTCAGACCGCGAAAGACAAGACGCGGATGTTGGATCTTCAAAAAGAAGGCGATGGACTTGCCCCCGTAGGATTATTTTCCAGCGAAGTCAATAGAATCTTGCTTAATGAAGATAGTGGGTTAAACGTATACACGTTACTGCATGAAACGGCTCACGCTGCGACGATTCACCAGATTATAACAAACCCACAAAGCGCGGCGGTTAAGCGACTAAAAACTATATATGAAGCTAATAAAGGTAAATTAGCTAAGGCTTATGGTGAAAAGGCGTTAGCAGTTGCAGACGCAAAAACAGAAAAGTCCAAAGATGGTGTAGATAGAGGGTTTTTAGAGTTTGTAGCTGAAGCGTTTAGTAACCCCGAGTTTCAACGCGAATTAGGCACTGTCAATGTAGATGGTGGGCCGCTTAGTTCATGGCAAAGATTAGTTGAGTGGCTTTCTCAGCTATTTGGATTTGATAAGTACAGTGCCTCCGCTCGTGCAGACGCCAACCGCCTCATACAAGAACTTCTAGCACCTGCACGTAAGTTCCGGTTTGGCCCCACCCTAGCTGCATTTTCAACGTCCGATGGCGTAAAAGAAGTCATGGGAGGTATGGATTCGGTACAAAAAGGGTTAGGCAAATATACCAAGGAGTTTGGCGACAAGTGGGCCAACGAAGCTATAGCACTGTTCCGAGGCGATAACAAAATAACTGGTAAAGTCAAAGAGGCTTTTCTAGGTACAGCGCCATTGCAGGCGCTAACGGACGTAGCTAAAAAATTCAACATACCCTCTTCATTCGACTTATATAAGGCCATTGTCGATCAGCGTGGGGATCTCAACATAGCAGAAGAATCGGTACGCAAGGTGCTAGTCCCACTAGGCAATTGGTACAAGAACAACCGTGCCAACGGTAAGGTAGATACTTTTAACGAGCTTGTAACTACCAGCACCATAGAAGAAGTAGACCCATCACTTACTCGTAAAGAGGCTGAAGACAAGTACCGCGAGACTTTAACTATTGAAGCTGTGGCTGGAGATGACGCGCCACCCCTACGTAAGATAGACGTATGGGAAGAGATGCAGCCAAAGTGGAATTCTTTAGGGAAAGAAGGCCAACAGCAGTATCTGGCCTTACGAGACATGTATAAAGCGCAGTACGACGCGCTGCTACAGAGTATTCGGGATCGTATAGATAATACAGACGGGTTGGATGCCGCAGGTAAAGCTACGCTCAAGGACAAGATTTTTGCCAAGATGCTCGCGGAGAGTTCTATCGAACCATACTTCCCTCTAACACGTCGTGGGGATTATTGGTTACAGCACATTCGTAATGGCGAACCTGTGGTCGAGGCATTTGAATCCCCCGGCGCACGTCTTCAAGCTCAAAAAGAGTATGAAGCAGACCCTGACGCTTCAAGTGTAGAGCCGTTTGCCAAGGTAGACCTAAAGACGTTTTCTGGATCACCACCTAGTTCCTTCGTAGGGCAAACAATGACCGTGCTGCAAAAGAGCAAGGTATCACCAGAAGTTCAAGAGCAAATAATGCGTTTGTTTATTGAGGCATTGCCCGAATCATCTTTTGCCAAAGCACTGGCTCGCCGTAAAAGGAAAAAAGGATTTGAGAAAGATGCCTTGGTGTCGGCTACAACCAGAGCCTACGACTTAGCTAGGCAGACTGAGCGGCTGAAGAATGCCGCTAAAATCCGTGCTGTCATGGACAGAATTAAAGCAGAGGCTGTAAAAGCACGAGATGACGGTGAAGAGGTAGATGCCGACGTTCTTAGAGAACTTGAACTACGCGCTGATTTTGCAATTAGCCCACCCAAAGATGGTATAGCTAAGTCACTTAACCGCGCTGCGTTTATATGGACTATCGGCTTTAACGCCTCCTCTGCACTGGTCAACATGTCTCAAGTGCCGTTGTTTGCAGTGCCTATGCTCTCTGGTAAGTACGGCATGACCAATACCAAGCGAGAAGTAGGTAGAGCCTATAAGTTGTTTGGTGGTAGTGGATTCTTTAAGATGGTGCCGGATGGTAAGGGCGGTAGCACTAAGAAACGTGCTCTGATGTCCCTAGATAACTACTACGAAATAGCTCGGGACGAACAAGGCAAGCTGATTGCCACCGTACGCACCGATAGAGAACTCACACCAGAACAGACTGCGGAGCTTGAAAACATTGCTCCGTTGATAGCTCGTGCAGCACAAGAAGGTCAGTTAAATACCTCTTTCCTAGCGGACACTATGGGGCTAGATGAATCTGGACGTGACACTAACTTCATGGACAAGGTAGCGTCAGTATCAGCGACTATGTTCCACGGCGCAGAACTTGCTAACCGCCAAGTCACTATGGTGTCAGCGTACAACCTAGAACTACAAAGAATAAAAGAGGAAAAAGGTGGGAAGGACTACACGGTAACACAAGCAGACAGAGAAGCTGCGGCTCAAGAAGCCATGTACCGCACGCAAGAAATCAATGGCGGCTCGGTGCTAGAGACTGCCCCACGATTCGCACAGGCAGGAGTGGGTCGTGTAGCCCTGATGTATAAGACCTTCGGCATTCAGATGTACTACACAATGCTGAAGACTGGCAAACAGCTAGTTGATGCTCAGTTTGCTGGTAACAAAGAACTACGTAATGAAGCATTTAAGCAGCTTGTGGGTATACACCTAAGTGCCTTGTTCTTTGCTGGAGCGCAAGGCTTGCCGTTGTTCGGCGCTGCAACCATGATTGCTAACCTCTTCTTAGATGACGACGAAGATGATGCCCAGACTATTGTACGTAAGTACTTAGGAGAAGGGTGGTACAAGGGTGGGCTTACCCACCTCACTGGCATGGATGTATCGCAACGAACGGCGCTAACCAACCTGATATTCCAAGAGAATAGGTTTAACAACTCACCTTCACCCGAAGAAACTTTTATGTATTACCTCGGTGGCCCTGCGTGGAGTGTAGGTTCAAGGTTCATCAAGGGTTCGCAAGAAGTCATGGGTGGTGAGTTAGAGCGTGGTATAGAAAGCATGATACCGGGGGCTGTACGTAACGCCTATAAAGCTGTTGTGAGATACCCCAGAGATGAAGGTGTTTTGACTCGTCGCGGCGATCCAATATATGACGATATAACTGGCGGCGACCTGCTGGGGCAGTTGTTAGGTTTTGCACCGAGCGAGTACACATTTAGGCAAGAACGTAACAGCAACCTAAAGCGCATAGATAAGACAGCAAACAGCCGACGCACAAAGCTACTGCGTAAATACTACATAGCTAGAAGTAGTGGTGACACAGAAGGTATGCGAGAAGTACGTAAAGAAATGCGCGAGTTTGACAGGCGGCACCCCAGTGCGCGTATAAGCACAGAGACGATAAACCGCTCTATGGCGCAGCACAAAGAGACCACAAAAAATATGAGAAAGTACAACGGTGTTACGTTCTCACCGTACATGCAGCGTTCGATAGACGCGAATGCTAGGGAATATGATTAGGAACCCCTCGCCGTAGTGAAGGGGGGCTACGACGAGGGGCTGAAGTGAGATAAGACCGATGGAAGGAGACCGCCTGACCTTATCGGAGCGGATCGTACCATATAGTCCGGTGTTGTCCAAACGGTGCCATAAGGTTCCATACGTTTACGTACGGTGCTATAAGACTCGCCAAATACGTACACCTAACTTGTTATCCTCGTTACGTACTCGTGCGGTAGCACTCCAACCCCTGTCCCTCATTATGTTCATTGCTTGCGTACGAGCGGTTTCGGTGTTGATGCAGGGCACAAAAATCGAAGCGCCTACCACCATACTGTCCCATGCTACGACTATCCGAATACCGTCTGGGCATAGATCATCTACCTTGAGTACGTCACTGCTCTGATTCTTCATTGACCCCCGCTTGCACTGGATCGAAGTCCTTGATTTGCACGATTATCACGTCACTGAGCGGTAACTGTAACAACGTGCCCTTGCCCAGATGCTTCTTACCCCTCTTAGCGCCCATCTTTTCTTTTAGGTCGTTTACAAACGCAGAGTAGTTTATCTGCTGTGCAGAACACCACGCCTTCAACGGTTTCGGCATTAGGTAGGCTTTCTTGAGGTCGGTTTCATACCGCGCTACCAGCTTAAACCTTGGTGTAGCGTCTGGTATGACTAGAGTGTCTAGGCCGTTAGCTGGTGCGCTGCCCTGTTTACGCAGGTCATCAGTGCTCTTTATCGACAGGATGTTGCTGTAATTTTCGTAGAGGTAGTTGTTTAACGTCTGCTCTACAGACACGCCCATGTTGTTGACTGCTTCCAAATTAAACTTCAGTAACTTGATCGCCCACGCGGTCAGATTTTTAATGTCGTAATCTACAAGCCCCAGTTTCTTTGCGTATATGGCCCCCGTGATAGTTGTGGCTACACCTGCTGACCAGAACCTGTTTTCAGCTTTGAGTCCTGCCGCTGCATCTATCTCAGTCTGCACTTCGCGCAGTTTACGCTGCACTTCTTCTTTGTTTTGTATCACGTACTGTATGTAAGGCACACCAGCGTGGCCGTAGTTGTCGTTTAGTGCAGCCTCAAACGCATCTGTTAACTTCTTATCGTCTACCTCACCAAATACTTTCTGTGCAGGCCATTCCATCATCCGCTGCGCTTCTGCTTTCGGCTGTTCTTTCTTGGCGCTAATCTTCTCTATCACACTAGCGTTACCAGAAGTGACAGACAAAAACTTCCACGGCTTACCTCGTGTCCGCTCCAGATTCGCCCCACCTGCCATTCGCCCACGCTGCTGACCAGAGGATAGCTGATATGCAAGATCACTTAACTTATCATCACCTGCCTGAGTCAACTCATCTACGTAGAACGGTAGGTTGTGCAGCACTTCTGCACGGTTGAACTTCATAGCTTCAGTATCGCGCTCATCCACCATTGTGTTTTTGACGTACCCCCACACCGACGCAGCTACCTGCATACACGCGGTTTTACCGCAACCACTTAACGTGCTGTGTAGATGCAGAGCGCAACAGTTCTGAGGTAGGAACTGCATGAGTGGCGCACCGAATGCCGTGCATACAACGTACTGGTGCATCACTAGATCCGGTCTGGTGTTGTAAAAATTAGCCATGTTCTTCCAACCGTCCAGCGTACCTCTAGGTTCAAAGTACGGCAGTAGTGCGGCTGTAGGCGTAGATGGCGGGTTATATTTAATCTCGTCAGCGCGTACTTCTTTATCGCCTACGATAAATGCTTCGCAATCTTCGTTAACCCAACCAAACTGTCGATGCGCCACATCTGCGGTAGATGCAGCCTGTAATTCGTTTACCCATGTAGTCATATATTGCATTAAGTCGTCCATTCGAGTCACAGCAACGCCTTGCATAGCCATTAACTTTCTGAACTCTTCCCTTGAAGTGACCGCTGTTAGCGGCATTGTAAACTCTCGTACCCCGTCTTTGGGTAAGTGCAGTCGTACTACAACTGACTCCCCCGCCTCTACATCGACTAACCGTCGAGTCACGTAGATGTCATTATGGTATATAACTTTTTCGTCCACCTCCCCATCTATGTTTACGTTGCGTACGTACACGCCGCTGTTCAGCCCTCTAAAATACGGGCGTGGGTATACAGGTATAACGTGTTCTGGGGTAGTGTCCAGACCGTCATATAGATTATCCTCACCTAAGTCACCAATCTCACTATAGGTGCCATCTTCGCTTAGTTCGGCTTCAGCAATCTTGCGGCCTAGAGTTATCGGTGACTTAATCTTGCCCCAGTGAGGGCAATCAGCACATATACCTGATTCGCTTTCGTCAAACGTCGTGCAGCGGTACGGCCCTTTAATTAAGTCTAGCTTCTTGAGTGTAAGCTCTGGCGTATACTCAGGATGCTTCTCTGATATTTTTTGTGCTGCCCTTTCACCGTCTTCGCAGAACTTGGCTATAGACAGCCCCGCCCTCCACATAGGCTCGCTCGCTTCGGCTTGCCCTTTTACTATCCTAGCTAACTGCTCACAGCCTTTGTCTTCTTGAGATTTTTGAAGTATGTCTTTGAAACTGTACTTGATGTTACGCATTAGCGCGTCACGCAAGCTGGCTGGCCCACCTTCGTTCGCACGTTTTGAGGGAACTGGTATCGTGTCCATCCCCAGCTTACTGGCAAAATGGTCAAAGCTAACTACGTCGGGCTTGTTACCAATCAGTTGAACTAACGCAGGGGTTTCGGGTTTGTGGTTGTGTGTGCCCACTATACGTAAGACCCGCGCAGTATCGGCTGGTACGGACGTATCTATATCAAAATTGTATTCGCTACACTTACGCTTGAAGTGTTCCGCAACCGGCTTCCACTGCTCTACCACCACAGGTTCTGACAGTACCCAGTATACGTGTACGCCGCGCCCAGAGTTGACCATAAGAGGTTTTGGTAAACCTAGCGCAGTGCAAAATGCCTGTAGCTGCTGGAGTGCTTCTGCTTGCGAAGTAAATTCTTTGTCTGGCCCACAGTCTAGATCTAGAAAGAACGACTTTATTTGTTTAGCGTCCTCCCCCTTGCGCGTACCTTCTTGCCTATAATTACTTACAGCGAAGTAGGTATCCCACCCATCGCCGTCGTAGTAGTCTGCGGCTTCAGCCAAATCTTCCAGCGAGTGAAAGTACGCTTGGCGGTGTCTGCCTTGAGCCAGACTGTTTCGGAACAAGACATACACTCCCTCGTAAGGCAGCACATGTCGTAAAAATTCTATTGTGTTCATGTTTGCACCCAATGCCGAGAGACACTATGGCAGGGATGTCGGCACATCCTTTTCGGCGTGGCCTAGCCATAGTGGAGTTACTGTTACTGGTTAGTCATCCCAACCCTCAATAACAGAACTCAGGTCATCGTCATCTTCCTTGGGTGCGGGGGAAGACTTCTTCACGACCTTCTTGGGTTCCTCCACTGCTGGAGTATCTGGCTCATCGCCAAATGCGTCGTCCGAGTCATCAGCAACGGGTTCCGCGCTGGTGCTGGTAGTATCACTAAACGGATTATCAGGTTGCGCTACATAGCCATCAACAACACCGAAAGGTGAACGTGACTGCATTGGCTTATAGTCAATTACCTGCACGCCATTCAGACGTAGGCTTACGCCGTTTTCGCGCATGTTGTATGGCACAAAGGTAAAGGCAATGTTCACAACGCTACCGCTGGTTAACTGAAAATCCTTGCCTAACTCGTTGTTCTTCGCGTCCACCTGTAGTGGTGGCTTGGTTAAGTCCGTACCGTAAGCCCCCTTCAGTTTGGCTTTACCAATATAGTTGCCATCATCATCTTTCTTAAACGGCAGTGCGAATTTATCAGGCCAGCTACCTTCTTTTTTCGCATCGTATGCGGCTTTCATTGCCTTGAACAACGCCTTAGCTTTTGCCTCGGACATCACAAAGGACATCTCGTACGCTGCGCCATCGTCTAGCGGATCGCACTTAACAGAACCGCCCTTCCCACCGTTCGCTTTGTTGTCGAACTTATAAGTGGTGTTGATTCGTGGGTACAGCGCCTCGACGCCCTCCACTGTGTAGTACATATTTACTTCAGCCATGTCTTTTGTCTCCTTCAACTTAGACTGTTTATGTCGAACCCTTCAGTTTTTGCGAATGGTGAACCCCTACCAACAACGCTTGATTTCGGGTCAAAGGCTATAGCCTCTAACGTGTCAGGGTGATCCACCATAAACCTAACTTCATCAAGCTCATCTTCTTCTAGCGGACGCTGCGGGTAGAAAAACAGTTTTGGTACAGAACTACTCTTGTCAAAACTTATTCTAGTGACCACAGCTAACGAGGGGGTTTGATGCCCACTCAAAAATTTAGCGTACGCTTGCAAAGGCATTGAGCTTTTACTTCGTGCGCTACCAAATATGGATGAGGCAGGAACTTGTAGTTGATAAACCACACCCAACGCTTGCTCTTCAACAACCGCTAGCCGTTGGTGAAACCTACAAGCCCTACCGCCTCCACCCCCTGATCCCCTTACGTTCTGCACACAGTCCATACAACGTGCGCTTTCACGCTGGTTCTCAGGCACATCGGGTGCGGGTGTCTGGGTGTTTAGTGACCAACACTTTGGTAGCTGTTTGGCGTTAACATCGTAGTCCTTGGCATAGTAAGAGCGAGATACCTCTGCTGCATTTACTATCACTACGTCTATCACCCCATCAGCTTCCGGCTGGTTATCCAACCCCGTAAACCTGCTACCCGCTATACTGACTCGACGCATTAAACATCTACGTCAGGGTCAAATGATGTCGGGTCAAAAATCTCAGACAGTTCTTCCTTAAAGTCCTCTGAAGGTTCAAAGTGACTCTTGTAGGCCATGAGTGCCTGTGACACCCTTGCCAGATCGAATCGCTGAGTCTTACCTATTTTGACGTACGTGCCAGAAGGCACAGCGCCATCCCGTACCCATTTACGGGCCGTGGATAATGACACGTTAAAGTGCTTGGCGACATCTTCAATCGGAACTAGCTGCTCCATCACGCTTTCCTTATAGTCAAAGCAAACTCTGCATCTACGTTCAAGCCCTTCGGAAGTAGGTCTGGGTTTTCCTCAAGGAACTCCCTTACGTTCTTCTGGTTAAGGCGCTTGTCTAAGAACTCAGGTACTTCATGCTCTAAGATAAACTTGTGCATTGATTCCCAGTCGCTAGTCCAATACTTCTGTTTCACGGTACGGTAAAACGTGCCCACGTCAGTCTTGACACTCTTTATGTCGTTCTCTTTCAAGTAGTCGAGCAGTGCGCTTTTTATTTTGTTTTGCTGATTGACTAGCTTGTCATCAGCCTCCTTAAAATCAGCGGATAGCCTTTCCCGTTCAGTCTTTATCTTGAGGTAAACCTCAGTCAGTTTCTTTACAGGAACGCCACCCACTTCTACTGCATCAGCCATGTATATATCCTTCCATTGCCGAGAAATATAATATAGGGGTAGCTAATACCTTACGCAAGTATTTCCTTGTATAGATCAATGATTTTTGTGTGAGTGTGTATTTTGTTATCTAAAAGTGCGTACACACGTTTTTCTACGTTAGATCCTTGTAACTGAACCACAGTACACTTGTGATCTTGCCCTGCCCTATGAATACGGGCGTTAGCTTGAGCGTAGGTTTCCACTGAACTGGTCGGCCCCCACCAAACCACAGTGTTTGCAGCGGTTAACGTAACACCATGTGCAGCGGCCTGTGGCTGAATCACCAGCACTCTGGGGCTGTCTGTCTCTTGAAACTCTTTGAATATGCGAGTGCGATCCCCTGCTTTTACCGCGCCACTAATTATCTCGGTGGGTATTTTGTCTTTGCGTAGCTTGTCCGCGAGTAACTGAATCGTGTGTCTGAACGGCACAAATATGAGGACTTTCTTGCTGGATTCGTCTATGACTTCCTTTAACACCTTATATCGGTGCTGAATGTCAAACTCCACCGTGTCACCAGAATCGGTGTACACAGCGCCGGAGCTAATCTGCAATAGCTTATTCATGTTCACGGCAGCGGTAGCAGCGGTAACGTCTTCGCCAGCCGCTTGCATAATCATCTTGTCTTTTAGTTCCTTGTAATACTTTTCCTGCTGGCGAGTTAGAGGTATCTCACGCTTGGTGTACATGATGTCTGGAAGGTCAAGGCACTGTTCTTTGGTGAATCGTACGGCGGGTTGCAGTGCGTCAAACACTATCTTTGTCGAGTCGGGTTTAGGCACCCATTTGAAATTGGTCACTTTATACATAACCATGTCGCGGAATGACCCCATAAAGCGCGGTACGCCCTTGGGGTTAACAAGTTTAGCCAGACCGTACGCATCCACAGGGCTTTGAGCAGCGGGTGTGCCAGTCATCATCCACAACCACATATCTGAAGTGAGCAGTTTGTTGAGTGTTTTCCAGCGTTTAGTCTGTGAGTTTTTGTAGTGTGTGGCTTCATCCACAATGATTAGATCAAACCCGCCTGCTGCTATGGCGTCAGCGACTATCTCTACACCGTCATAATTTATTATTACAAACTCAGCATCGCCTTCGATTACAGCGGTGCGCTTCTTAGCTGAACCGTAGGCCACGTCTACCTTACGGTGCATGGCAAAACTAAACAGGTCATCACGCCACGCAGAATCCATGATGGACAGTGGGCACACCACCAATGCGCGTTTGATTCGGCCTTGGTTCATCAGAAAATCTGCCGCCCATATTGCGCTGGCCGTTTTGCCTGTGCCCTGTTCATTGAAACAGAACGCACGTTTGTTGAGTGTAAGAAATCCTGCTGTGGTTTTCTGGTGCTCAAACGGCGTGTGTTTACCTGTCCACTTATACTTACCTTCGATGGGCGATGGCGCTTGTATGTTTAGATTTTTCAGTACGTGCGTTTCGTCCACACCCCAGTTAACTACAACCCTGTTACCTGATAACTCCTTACTCTTAGGTATGACGGTAGTTACTTTTGCAGGGTTTTTGAGGCGCAGTAGTAACGCCTTGTTGTCTATGACTCTCACTTCAATCTCCTTAAAGTCCCGTCTATCGACCAAGGGGACGGGCACCCTTGCAATGAGGACGTATGATCGACGCCCTTGGTCTAACTAGCCCCGCTTTTGGTAACTTTGACAGGGTTGAATGATAGGTAGATAGTCTTCCCATCGACTACCAAGCTACTTTGCCTCCAACCAAGCGGACGAAAAACATAGTTTTTCGGAACTATAAAAATATCTCGGGTATCTTTTTTCATTAAAAACCTCCGTTATAGTCCCGCCTTCGACCACACGGACGGGAACGTGCTAACAGGTAGGAAATACCTCGGCCTTATCTTGTTCGCTTTGGCCTTTTGCCATTACGACTTCTGTTTTTACTGGCGCTTTCTATACGTACGCCATCTTTGTTGCTGCCCCCCTTACTGAGCATCTTGTTATGGCTAACGTCCTTCCCTTCACGTTTGTCAGCCTTACCATTCTTATTCGCATCTCGCCCCGCCTTGTCCATAGCACGTCTAGCACGCTGCCGTTCCATACGAGCTTCATGTGCTTTGCTGCCTACTGGCGGGTTCTTCTGTTTCTTTCGGTCTGCTTTGTTCTTATACGGCATTAGTTTTTTCCATTGTGCGGACACTCCAACACTGGACACCATGCTTTACATAGGCCGCTTGGGTTGGGGTTCCACGTATCATTCTCAAAAGCTGTTTCCATGTTGTTGTAATTATCCAACCACTTGGCCCACAACCTCTCTTCATCTTCGGTCGTATAGCGATCCCGTATCAGATCGTTACTTACCACAAACAGCAAACCAGCCCGAACAGTCTCTACTTCGGGGTAATGCTTAAAGGTAGCCAACGCCATTAGCTCTAGCTGCCCTTTGTCTGCATATCTTGCCGACTTACCTGTCTTATAGTCAATAACCCATGCGAGCTTATCCTCACGGTTTAGAATCACAAGGTCAGCTATACCGCGAAACCAAACATCACCATCAAAGAAGCTACACGCTTCTAAGTTTTCAGTAAGCCCCATCTTTATCTCGCACAACTTCTCGCCTTTCTTGGCGTTCAGCGCGTCGAGCATGGCCTTTGCGTAACTGAATCGTGGGTCTAACTCACCACCGTCACGTATGTATTTTTCCGCAGCTTCGTGAAAAGCTGTTCCATACAACGTGGCTTCGGACTCCTTGAACGGGTACTGCTTGAGTATTTTCTCGTGGTAGAACTGCTTAGGGCACTGCTGGAATGCCTTAACTTTACTGAACGACCACGGCGCTATACTCACGCGGACACTACGCTCTCGGCTTTCAAAGTTTCTTTGTGGTCAGCCCAGAACACGTCATCAGGTAGAACAAAGTTAGGCGACACTTGCGCCCATTCAACCCGTAGATTGGGAAACCGCTCTCTATGACGGTGTAGCGCCTCATACATGGCTTCCATATTTGTATAGTTGCCATCCATATAAGGCGTACCAAGAAATAGAATCACATACTTCATGCTTCACAATCCCCATACGCTTTAGCCACACCACTCTCGCAGTCAAGTGGCAGTCCCTTCGCCCACTTGGGCACATACTTCATACACTTCTCAATATACTGTTTAGCTTCTTCAGCTTCATCAATCGGCACACACCCAATAACTGAGTCATGCACCGTCAGCACCGCACGATACTTCTTTGATATAAGTAGCATCTGCTCACCAATAACACAACGTGCAAGAGCTTGGCAGACATTCTCTATCACCTTGCCACCGTAGATCCGCGTTCGGCCTCGGCGTGTCCTATAAGTGTATTCTACACCCCGCTCGTTCTGTTCTCCTTGTAAATCGTCATAACGCATTAAGAGGTTAGACGGTAGACGTATACCTGCCCGGACGCCTGTAACTTCTACCACACCTTCTTTACCAAACTGAACAGAATCGCCACGCGCCAAGTGAGTCAGCATATTCTGAGCTTCACGCCACACATGACTGATACGCCAGTTGGTATCACGATAGATGTTTATGATCCGTCGCGCTTCGTCCAGTTCTATGTCTGCACCAAACGTCTTTAGCTGTGCTTGGAATTTGACTGCGCCCATACCATAGCCAGCCCCAAGTATTGTGGTCTTACCAACAAACCGCTGCTGTTTACTGACCTGATCTTCTGGTATGTCGTATATCCGTGCGGCCATCTTGACGTAAACATCTTCCTTGTTACGGAATGCCTCGGTCAGATCATCTTGCCCAGCGAACCACGCCAGCACACGCGCCTCAATCTGCGACGAGTCACAGTCAACCAGCGTGTAGCCGTCAGGCGCTACGATACTTCTCTTTAACACCTTACCGTCAGGCCCACGACTCGGCAGGTTCTGTAGGTTGATCTTGTCATCCCCACCCCACCGACCAGTATGCGCTGCGTAGTACCTCACAGGAACCGGCAGAGTTCCGCGCTCCGCAATGTCTATGAATCGCTGAGTGCGTGTCTCTTCCAACGTGCTTTTGTTGCCCAATCGTGCAGCCACTAACGCTTGCACCTCTGCATTTTCATGCTCTACAAGGCTCTTGAAAGCCTCATCGGTCTTAGCGAATGCGTAGGTTTCTTTGCCAGTGGTCATGCTGATTTTGGTAGGAGGTGTTACACCCTTAGAACGTAACAACTCTGCAAACTTGTCGTTGCTCATCAGGTCTTTCTTGTCGGTCACCCCTGCTTCCAGTAACAAGTTATCCTTGCGTTTCTTGATCTGCTCTAGGTGCTCTTTCAGTAAACACGAATCTAGAACTAGCAGCGGATGTATGAACATACGCAACGTGCAGTCAATGATCTTGAGTTCTTGTTTGGGAAAGCCCTTAGCCATGATGCCAAACAACTTGTAGGTAAGCTCAACATCGTTGATGCAGTAGTCGCCGTAACGGTCTAACTCATCATCAGTAAAGTCCTCACGACGCTTGCCCAAAGCATTGAGTATCTCAGTGCCTTTCTCCCCTATCTCATAGCGTTTAGCTAAGGCTTTGAGGCTACCACCGACTTCAACTCCGTGTACGGCTCTGCCCATACATAGAGTATCAGCCCATACTTTAGGTTTAATGCCGAACAGCCAAGAAAGAATAGCACCATCAAACATAGTGTTATGTGCCAGAACCATACTGGAAGCCCAATCAAACTCAGCAAGATACTCTGCAAGCTCCGCATGAGTACCACTAGCCCATTCCGTCGGCCCATTGTTGACCTTTACACTTACACCTACTATCTCAAACCTAGAATCCCGTATGTATTCTTCGGTTGTCATTTTTGTG